AAGATGATAACAATACAACATGCAAAGGATATAGTAAACTCACATACTAACAGTCCTAAACTTATGATAGATGTAGTTGAAAGATATATTTATGATAAAAAACAAATTGAGGTTAAAATTAATACTCCAAATAATTTTACTAATGCTGGTTTATTAGAAATAGCTTTTGAATGTGCTAAACAATATTATAAAACAATTACAGATAAATTTTGATATGTGATATTTTTGTAGTAGTTTTGGGTTACTGTAAACAACAATAAAATACAATGGCTTTTAAAAAAGGAGAAAGCGGTAATTCTGAAGGTAGACCAAAAGGAACTCCAAATAAACTTACCGCAACTGTTAAAGATGTTTTTACTACTGTATTTACTGAACTTCAATCGGATAGTGAGGTTAATTTAAAGGCATGGGGTAAAGATAATCCAACTGAGTTTTATAAACTATGTAGTAAGTTAATACCAGCAGCAGTTGAAATGAAAGCAGAAATTGAAGGAGTTGAGCAAGTTTTTAAGATTGGTAATGTAGAGATTAAACTCTAAAAATATGTGTTATAATTTGCATTTGTAGGTAAAATATATTATATTTGCATTATGGAAATTTGGAAAGACATAAAAGATTATGAGGGTTTATATCAAGCTAGTAATTTTGGTAATTTGCGTTCTTTAAATTATAAAAGAAGTGGTAAAATACAAGTATTAAAACCAGCTTTAGATAATAAAGGATATTTAAGAACTGCATTAATGAAAAGTGGAGTTTTAAAAACAGTAAAAGTTCATAGAGTTATAGCTCAAACTTTTATTGAAAACTTAAATAATAAACCTCAAGTAAATCATATTAATGGTGTTAAAAACGATAATACTGTTAATAATTTAGAGTGGTGCGATAATACTGAAAATCAAAATCATGCTATTAAATTAGGATTAACTAAAAAGAAAATAAGACCTTTAAAAGAAGTAAATAAAAAAATAAAAATATCAGATGAATTTTTATTAAGTATATTTGAAGAATATAAAAGCGGTGCTTCTAAAAGAAGTTTAGCAAAAAAATATAACGTTGATAGAGGAATATTTAGAAGAAATATATTAAAAGATGTCAAATAAACAAATACTATTTGAAAGCTTCCCCAAACAGGATGAATTTTTAGAGGCAATATTCTCTAATAAATACAATTTCATCATGTACGGGGGAGCTATTCGTTAACCCCTTAGTAGTAATATTAAGGGGGAAAAGATACGTGGTGGCAAAACTTTTGCAGGATTAGGAGCTTTATTACTACTTTGTAAGATGTACCCTAAATCAAAATGGTGTGTGGTACGTTCTACGCTCCAAACTCTTAAACTTAATACTATTCCATCATTTGTTAAAATTTGTCCTACTACCTTTGTAAAGAAATACAACCAAGATACACAAACGGTTACTTTTAGCAATGATAGTCAAATTATATTCTTAGGTGAAAACTATGCAGATGATAAAGAATTAAACCGATTTAAAGGATTAGAAGTTAATGGTTTTCTTTTAGAAGAAGTAAACGAATTGCAACAAAAGACTTTTTACAAGTGTATTGAACGGGCAGGATCACAAATAATTGAAAAGCAACCTAAACCAATTATTTTAGCAACTTGCAACCCTGCTAATAACTGGGTTAAAGAATTGATTTATAATAAATGGAAAACTAATACTTTACCTAATAATTGGCTTTACATACCATCTAAAATTACAGACAATCCATTTATACCAGCAGACTATTTAGAATCTCTTAAATCAATGCCTAGATATGAATATGAAGTGTTTGTTGAAGGTAATTGGGATTTGCAAGAACGTACTGGAGCTGAATTTTACAAGTATTTTAGTTTAGATAAGCACGTTAAACCATGCCATTACGAGCCTACATTACCCTTACATATTAGTTGGGATGAAAACGTTAATCCTTATTTACCTTGTGGTATATTTCAAATATCAGGTAAGAAACCTAGATTTATTGATTTAATTTTAGGTATTAACCCTAGAAACACCATCAAAGATGTTTGTAATGAGTTTAAACGTAAATACCCACACCATGAAAGCGGTTTATTTATTTATGGAGATGCAACAAGTCAAAAAGAAGATGTTAAGCAGGAAAAAGGACATAATTTCTTTAAACTGATACAAAATGAATTAATGCAGTATAAACCAATAATGAGAGTTGGAAAATCTAATCCTTCAGTTGTTATGCGTGGTAATTTTTTTAATACAATATTATTTAGTAATTTTGGAGATATTGAGTTTATTATTAATCCAGATTTAAAAGAAGCCGTGCAAGACTTTACTAATACTAAAGAAGCAAGTGATGGAACTAAGGATAAAACAAAAGTTAAAGATGCTAAAAGTGGTGTATCATATCAACCATTTGGGCATATTAGCGACTTAACAGATTATTTTATTTGTGAAGCATTTAAAAACGAATATCAAATGTATCAAAAGGGAGATGTAACTCAGTATATTAGACCAATAGGAAACGCCCCAGTAAACGCTAAACATAGATTATAATGAAAGTAAAATCACACAAAGAACTAATAGATGGACATAATACAATAACTTTCTTTATTGAAGATAAGGAAACGAATTGTTTGATTCATAGCGATACCTTTATAATCACTCGTAAAACACGTATTAAGGAGCTGAAATATAACTTTATTACTTATGTTCAAGATATGCACAAACTAGAATTAGCTATGTTAAATGCTGAGGTTCATAAAATTAAGGAAAATAAAGTTATATTAGATTTAGAAAATATTAGTAACAATACTATTAACTAACGCTAATTTGTTTATATTTTTGTACAATGGCTAGACTTTTAAGAGATAATGATTATTTAAGAAGTGTGCAAAGTGATAATTTGCTGCAAATAATCGAATCTAACCAACAAACTAAACTTGATGTTGAGCAATCAGCACAAAGCGAAATGATTAGTTATTTAACCCAGCGTTACATAGTTAATCAGATATTTACAGATACTAAAGTATTTGATATTACTGCTACTTATAACGGCAAACAATTAGTTGAATGGACTGCAACCGCTTTTAGTGCTGCTACTGTTTATACAACTGGACAATACGTTTTACAAGCAGGATATATTTACAAGTCAATAGCTGGCAGCGCCGCACACGCTTTTGTAGCTAATGAATGGACACAAATTTGTTTAGATAAAACTTTATTTTATGTTACATTGCCAGAAGCTGAATATAGCAATACTACTACTTATGCTATTGCAGATAAAGTTTATTATAACAATATCGAATACACTTGTTTAATTTCTACCGTTGGAATATTACCTACTAATACTCAATTTTGGAGTGCTGGTAGTGCTTATACTTTAACTGCTACTTATCCTGATGACGATACTAAATGGACTGAAGGAGATAACAGAAACCAACAAATAGTAATGTATCTTTTAGATATTACTTTATACCATTTACACTCTCGTATTAACCCTAGAAACATTCCAGACTTAAGAAAGGAACGTTATGATGGTAATAATGCTACTCAAAACGGTGGTGCTATCGCTTGGATGAAACGTGTTGCAAGTGGAGATATTACAGCAGATTTACCTCAAATATTACCAGAACAAGGGTTAAGTATAAGATGGGGTAATTCAAACGGATCAACAACTAAAACATCTAATCAACTTTGGTAATGGGATTTTTCGACAGATTTAAAAAGATACAAGATGTTTCTGTTAATATGCCTAAAACGGCAGATATTAGAAGAAATATAACAGTACCTACTCAATTATATAGAGGCGCTACTGATATTGCAGCTTATAAACTAGCAGTAACGGCAGCAGAATCTTTATTATCACCTCAAAGAAGGCAATTATACACTATTTACAAAAATATTGAATTAGATGCACATTTAACCGCAGCAGTTAATCAACGTAAAAACTTAACACTTTGTAAAGACTTTGATGTTTTATTGAATGGTGAAGAAAGTGAAGAACTAGAAGTAATAATTAAACAGAAATGGTTTAGGGATTTTATAGATTATGCTTTAGATTCTATATTTTACGGGCATTCATTAATTCAATTTGATAGTGTTGTAAATGATGCTTTTAAAGCAGTTGAATTAGTACCTAGAGAATATGTAAAACCAGAATTTCATATAGTAACAAATACTTATGCAGATTTAAGCGGTACTGACTACCTAGAAGCACCATATAATAACTGGTGTATTGGTGTGGGTAAACCAAAAGATTTAGGACTGTATTTAAAAGCAGCTCCTTTAGTTATTTGGAAGAAAATGGCGTTAGGTTCATGGAGTGAATTTGTTGAGATATTTGGCAGTCCTATTAGAATAGGTAAAACAAATGTACGAGACACTCAAACTCGTGATAACATGGAAAAATACCTTAAAAACATGGCTGTTGCTAGTTACGGTGTGTTTGATACAGATGATTTAATTGAGTTAGTAGAAAGTAACCGTTCAGATGCTTTTCAGGTGTTTGACATGATGATACAGCGTTGTAATTCTGAAATTAGCAAACTTATTTTAGGGCAAACTGGAACATTAGATGAAAAAGCCTATGTAGGTAGTGCAGAAGTGCAAGAACGTGTTTTAAAGAACGTTGCTTATAATGATGAGTTCTTTATCGAAGGTGTTTTAAACTATCAATTAGTCCCTATGATGACACGTTTAGGTATATTTCCTGAAGGTGTTAAAATAACTGTTAAAGCTGAAGATGATTTAAGTTTAATTGAACAGTCTAAGATTGATATTGAACTAATCAAAACTGGTAAATTTACTTTTACTCCTGAGTATTTAGATGAGAAATATGGTAGTGAGGTTATACCAGTAGTAGATCAAAACACTATTCAAAACGTATCAAATAGTTTAAAAGATATTTATAGTTAATGTGTGATTTTTGCGGAATACAAAACATATCAAAACCACAAATAGAGTTATTTTCTGAAAATGAAATTAACGATTTATTGTATTGGGTTAAAAATGGTATTGTAACACTTGATAATTTTTACTATCCTTTATATTCTAAGACAGCAGAAGAACTAACAAAGTATCTCTATAAAGGTTACGGAAATAATATAGATGAATTTCAATTTGGATCTGAAGATTATGAAATGCTTTTTGATTTAAGAGAAAACTTATATATATTTTCAGCAGCTAAACAATATCAATTTTTAAGAGAATTACTATCTTTAAAAGATTATGATAATGAAGCTAAATCAGTATATTTAAAGTATTATGATGATTATTTAGCTATTGAGTTAGATTCAACTGAACAAGTTGCTATTAATGTAAAAAACTGGTTAAAAATAGGTAAAGATGCCGAGTAAGTATAGTGGATATTTAGAGTATTTAACTAGGCAAGATGCTAAGGTAAGGCAAGAACACGCATTATTAAATGGTGTTATTAAAAAACAAACTGATGTATTTTGGAATGAATACTATCCACCAAACGGATATAATTGCAGGTGTAGGGTATTGCCTATTTATGGAGAAAATGTAGTTTCAACCAATACAATAGGTTTAAACTTACATAAAAACGTTCCTGAGATTTGGCGATTTAATGCAGCTAAAGAAAAAAAAGTTTTTAGTAAAAAGCACCCATATTTTAAGGTCGCACTAAAAGATAAAGAAAAAGCTAAAAAGAATTTCGGGTTACCCTTACCAAAAAAGAAGCAATAAAATGGCATTTAATGAAGCTCGTAAAATAACTAAGAAACAACAAGAGATGTATGTTGCGGTTAATGCTATGAGAACTTATATGAA